TGCCGATCCTGACGTTGAGCAGGAGTGGGACGGTGAAGAGATGTCTGCCGCAATCTGGTGTGGGGAAGAAGCGCCACACATGAAACTGCGCGAGTTCAAGCACAGCTATGGGGCCCGTGACCGTGTCCTGACGCTACTCTTGCTTGAAAGCGCGGAGCCACGGTTATGGGATCGGTCGTGGCAGGATGAGGAAGTGTCGGATAGCTTCGATCAGTTTGGCTCTCGCGGTGACGAAAGCAACTGACTGCGAGGATCGGAAAAACCATGTTCGGCGCCATCAAGTCCTTCATCAGAAACTTCCGGATCACGATTGATTACCCTCGGTATGAGCGTGAACAGCGTGCGGCGCATTTGGCGCAGGCGGATCGTCGGTTCGATGCCAGTCAACTCAACAAAGAGATTGCACAAATAAGACAGCAGGCCACTGCTGCAGGGGATCAGCGTTTCGGATCCGATGTCGCATCTTTGCGTCAGCGGATTGCTGCCACTGAGCAAGGACTGCGTAAAGACCGCCAACTGCTGTCGATTTTTGAGCGGAACTACAAGGCCGAACTTGATGCACTCTACGCTCAGAAAACTCAACTGTTCGAAGAAAAAGAAGGTCTGCTTGCCGACGCCCAGGCCATGAAGGCGGAGCGCTCGGCCGCGCATGACGATCTTCAAGAGGCCTATGACGACCTCGAGGATGCGAAGAGCGATGTCGATCGTTGGTATGCAAAGTCTGAGCGAACGCCATGGCTGTTCGGCAATGGCGGCAAAAAACTTCCTAAGCATTCATTGTTCGGCCAGAGCCACGGTGATCTGTCTTCGGCAAAGTACCGCCGTGGTGAAGCTGTGAGTGATGTTGGCGACAGCAAGCGAAGGATTGCCGACATTAAGGCCAGGCAGGCAGCGGCTCGGCAGGCGATTGATCGGAACTATGCCGAAATCGGCGCGGTCATGGAGAAGATTGGCGCAGTAAAAAAAGATCGCCAACACATGTACGACCTGAAGAGTGAAGGCGTTGATCCCGCCGTCTTGCGCACGACGATTCAGACCGCCCAATCGACGTTGACGGACTTGGAGCGGCAGTTGCGAAGTTCGGAAAACCAGCGTCTTGCGGTGATCCAGGAAACCCAGGCACGGTTGGGATTGGGCGAGCGGGAGGCCGCCGTTGCAGACCTGCTTTCAAGGGAGGCTCGATTTGTGGAAGATTTTGACTCTGAGCAGAGTCGAGCAACCCGGCAAGACGAACATCGTCGCCAATGGATGGCCAGTCATGCGTAGTCAATCTTTGCCACAGCCCGCTGATACCCGCTAAAACACGTTACGCGAAGTGCCCTTGGTTTTTAGCATGAGCAGCGTTTTCCACTTAAACGCCTGCCATGCACAACGACGAACCAATCTTCTGCGCGAACGCCGATCGGCCGCGCCACCCCCATCAAGAAATCGCTGACCTGCTCGCCGTGGCGCTCTTGCGCCTGCGCGACAAGGATTCAGCGCTCAATCATTCGACCGCCTTAGTCACAAAAGACGAGGTTGGCCTTGGCTTTACTGCCCACCAGCGCGTGAATACGAACCCTGATCAGCAACAAGGAGTTCGCGCATGAAAACACACGCACCACAAGTCGATACCGCCAGCGTGGCGGCACGGGTCGCCCAACTTCCCCACCTCCCCATGGACAGCCTGTGGGCGCTTTGGGACGAGCATTTCGATGAGCGCCCGAATCACCATCACCGCACCTGGCTTGAAACCCGACTGGCTTACAAGATCCAGGAGCGTGCCTTTGGCGGCCTCAAGGGATCCGTGCGCCGCAAGCTGGAGGAGATCGGTGAGACGGGCATCCTGCCGCCCCGGCTGCGCCGCGAAGCAGATCGCCTGCTGCCGGGCACGATCCTCACGCGCGTCTATGACGATGTCGAGCATCAGGTGTTGGTGCGCGGCATGCGCGACTTCGAGTATCGCGGACAGCGGTTCACGAGCCTCACGGCGGTGGCCAAGGTGATCACAGGCTGTCCGTGGTCGGGCCCTCTGTTCTTCGGCCTCAAGACCAAGAAGAGGGAGGCAGCATGAAGTCTCATCGCAACATGCCGGCGGCACCGGTGCTCGCACCCCGCAAGCGCTGCGCCATCTACACCCGAAAATCAACTGACGAGGGGCTGGACCAGGAGTACAACAGCCTCGAGGCTCAGCGGGATGCTGGACTCGCCTTCGTGTTGAGTCAACGAAGTGAGGGATGGACTGCAGTGCAGGACGGCTATGACGACGGCGGCTACTCCGGCGGCAATCTGGATCGTCCTGCGCTCAAGCGCTTGATGGCGGACATCGAGGACGGTCGCATCGACATCGTGGTCGTTTACAAGATCGACCGCCTGACGCGCAGCCTTCCGGACTTCGCCAAGCTAGTGGAGGTGTTCGACCGTAACGGGGTCAGTTTCGTTTCTGTCACGCAGCAGTTCAACACGACGACCTCAATGGGTCGGCTGACGCTCAACATCCTGCTGTCCTTCGCACAGTTCGAGCGCGAGGTCACGGGCGAGCGCATCCGCGACAAGATCGCGGCCAGCAAGGCCAAGGGGATGTGGATGGGCGGCACGCCACCTCTAGGGTACGACGTCGTCGAGCGCAAGTTAGTGATCAACGAGCCGGAGGCGGACCTGGTGCGCTACATCTTCCGGCGCTACGCCGAGCATGGGTCGGCGGCCGAGATTGTGCGCGAGTTGGCGATCGAGGGACGGACCACCAAAGCCTGGCAGACGCAGGGAGGTCAGTTCCGCGAGGGCAGGCCGATCGACCAGCAATATCTTTTCAAAATGCTACGCAACCGGACCTACCTCGGCGAGATCCAGCACAAGGGCACCAGTTTTCCTGGCCAGCACGAAGCCATCATCGGCCAGGATCTCTGGAATCTCGCCCATGCCTTTGTCGAACGCCGCAAGCAAGGTCCGCGCGAAGGCGTCACGCAGCATCCGGCGCTGCTCGCTGGATTGCTCCACGCGCCTGATGGTCAACTGATGATCCACACCTACACGCGCAAGAAAAACGGGCGCCTTTACCGCTATTACGTGCCATACCTGCACAAGCGACGTAATGCAGGGGCGACGCTCGCACCCGGGGCCACTGACATCGGTCCGCTGCCCGCCGCCGAGATCGAAACGGCAGTCCTGGAACAAATCCAGCAGGCGTTGCGTGCGCCGGAGTTGATGCTGGCGACTTGGCGTTCGTGCCAGAGGCACCCCAGGGGAGCCCAACTTGAGGAAGCACAGGTGGTCGTGGCCATGCAGCGGATCGGTGCGGTGTGGGATCAGTTGTTCCCAAAAGAGCAGCAGCGGATAACACAGCTGATGATCGAACGGGTCCAGCTCCACGAGCGCGGTCTGGACATCCTCTGGCGCGAAGACGGATGGTTGGGGCTGGGTGAAGACATCGCAAGCCACCCGCTCGTTGAAGAAACCAGGGGCGCCGAAGCGGAGGTCCATGCGTGAAATCGAACACCACCCCAGTGATGTATCCGGACAACCCCAAACAGCGCAACGTCCGCATCGAGATTGGTGAGGAGGCACGAAGCTACGTCACCGGCCAGCAGCGCGTGACGATGGTGCCCCTGACCATTCGACGCAAGCAGAACCGCAAAGTCATGACCCCGCCACCCGGGGAGCGGTCTGTGCTCGGTGCGGGCGGGGAAGATATCCCCATGATCCGGACGCTTGGCAAGGCGTTCTACTGGCAGAAGCTACTCGATCAGGGGAAGTACGCCACCATCCGGGATCTGGCTTTGTCGATGAAGCTGGAACAGGGCTGGGTTGCCGAAGTGCTGCGGATGACCACGCTGGCGCCGGACATCATCGAAGCGATCCTCGACGGCCAGCAACCCCGCCATCTCAATTTACAGACGCTGCGTGGTCGGCATGACCAGATGCCTCGGGATTGGCACGAGCAGCGCCAGGCGCTCGGGTTCACGATCTAACCTGCTGACCGGATCGGCACCACTAGGACGGCGAGCCATGTGCTCGCCGTTTTTGCGTTGAGATGGCCATTGGCGAACCAGGAGTTTCCGCGTGGTTCGCCAATGCGTCCCTCCTATGTTCGCCACCCAAATTCTCCAATGACACCTGTTCCTCAACAACGTCAAAGGAGTCTTCCATGCCGACACCGGCAACCCCAAATCCCCCGTCGCCCCGCGAGGCGATCAACAGCATGTCACCCGGCGATCGTCGGGTGCTCAACGAGAACGAACTGGCCCAGCGCTGGGGCATCAGCCCCAAAACTTTGCAGCGCTGGCGCAGTGAAGGTCGTGGCCCGAAGTACTTGAAATTGTCCAAGCGGGTCAGCTACCCGCTGGAGACCGTCATCGAGTTCGAGGCCAACGCGCTGCACGACTCGACATCCGAACGCTCGGTTCGCTGATCGGAGAAGGCGATGAACGAAATCACCATCTTCCCCGAGCAATTGTCCGCGATGTCGGACGCCCAGTTGGCATCCCTGCCGCCGGCCCAACTCTGCGAGGTCCATCACAACCTTGCGCAACTGGTCGACTGGGTCAAGAAAGCGCAAGCCAAGGTCCACGCTGCCATGCAGCGCCGGTACGCCGAGCAGGAGCGCGCAGTGCGTGTCGAGGCCGGTAAGGACTTCGGCACCGTTCGCTTCAACGACGGACAGGTTCGCATCACCGTCGACACACCGAAACGCGTCAGCTGGGACCAGAAGCAGCTCGCCGCGATTGCCGAGCGGATCGCCGCTTCCGGCGAACGGGTCCAGGAGTACGTGGACATCGAGTTCAGCGTTCCCGAGTCCCGCTTCAACAACTGGCCGGCTGCGCTGCGTGAGCAGTTCGAGCCCGCCCGCACCGTCAAACCCGGCAAGTCGTCCTACGACCTGGCCATCGATTCCGAGGACTGATCCATGAACACCAACAACCTCTCTGCATTGCGCAAGCACATCACGCCGTTTTACGGCGACCACCTGCCCGAGCAGATTCGCTACCGCGACCGCGCTGGGCG